ATGCCTTACAACAACCTGATTTCCCGGACGGACGCGGCGGCGCTGATCCCGGAGAACGTGACGAACGCGATGCTGACGAACCTCCAGCACGAAAGCGCCGCCCTCTCTCTGTTCCGGCGGATGCCGCCGATTCCGAGCCACCAGACGCGGATGCCCGTGCTCTCCGCACTTCCGACGGCTTACTTCGTGAACGGGGACACGGGGCTGAAGCAGACGACGGAGGTGAACTGGGCAAACAAGTACCTGAACGTGGAGGAGCTGGCGGCCATCCTTCCCGTTCCCGAATCGGTGCTGGACGACACGGGCTACGACGTCTGGGGCGAGATCCGCCCGCTGATGGAGCAGGCCATCGGGAGGACGCTGGACGCGGCGGTGTTCTTCGGGACGAACAAGCCGGCTTCGTGGCCGTCGGACATCACGAGCGCGGCGACGGCGGCGGGAAATACCTACACCCGGGGCACCAACGCGGCGGCCGCGGGCGGGATTGCGGAGGACATCAACCAGACGATGAGCCGGGTGGAGGCGGACGGCTATACCGTGAACGGCTTCGTGACGCGCACCACCTTCAAGGCCCAGCTCCGGGGGGCCCGAGACACGCAGGGGCAGCGGCTGCTGGACCTTGCCACGAACACCATCGAGGGGGAGGCGGTGCGCTTCGCGATGTCCGGTCTCTGGCCGGCGGGCGCGGGGAGTGCGGAGCTGTTTGCAGGAGACTGGACGCAGCAGGTGATCGGCATCCGCCGGGACTTCACCTACAAGTTCCTGGACCAGGCGGTGATCCAGGACAACACGGGGCTGATTGTCTATAACCTGGCGCAGCAGGACATGGTGGCGCTGCGGGTGGTATTCCGGGTGGCGTGGCAGACGGCGAACCCGATCAACTACGAGCAGGGGACGGAGGCCGACCGTTATCCGGCGGCGGTCCTGAAGGCGCCGTAGGGACAGTCGGCAGTTGGCAGCGGGCAGTCGGCAAGAGGGGATCCGCCGGACTGCCCGCCGCCCCTGTGGGGAGGGAGCAATGGCGACGGAGGAAGAGCGGGCCGCAGAATACCGGGCATCGCAAAAGGCGCGGCCGGCTGCGGAAAAGGCGCGGGCAGTCCGGCGGTGCGGCTCGGAGGCGGCGCGGAGACAGCTCCGTGAGGACTGGAAGCCACTGGAGCGAGCCCTGGCGGAAGGTGATGGCCCAGGGGAAGAGGAGAGGGTGCGATGGAGAGATTGAGGGAAGGGGAGAAGGGCATGACGACGCAGCGACGCGGAGACATAGGGACGCAGGGAGGGGAGCGGGGGAGGGGGAGAGCGGGGAGACGAGAACGAGAAAGATCACGAGAAAGAGAATGAAGCAGCGCGGGAGCCGGGGTTCGTGGGGGTAGGGGTGGACCCGACTCCGAACGAGCATTATACCGTGGCGGGGGTGACGGGCGGCAGGCCGACGCCGGAAACGGCGGAGCGAGGGCGCTGAGAGAGACCTCACCTCGCCCCCCGTTCGGGAGTTTTTAGCTTGTATCGGAACCTGGCTGCGGGTCACCGGACATTGAAATGTCCGGCTAGAGGGCCTATCGGCCAGCCGTCCTGGCGGACGGAATACACCTCCCTCGGGAGGGCCATCCGCAGGACGCTTGGCCGCAGACCCTCGGGCGCCCACCCGAAGGGCGGTGGGAGTTTTCAACCCCTCGACACCGCGATCCCGAGATGTTAACTAAGCTTAGATCCTGAGTTGGAGGGGAGCCTATTACCCACTCTTGCCCTGAGGTTACCAGGCCTGAGGGGGTGTTGAGGGTGGTTCAAGAGACCGCTTCCGGTGGGGGCGCCTGGGCGGCTGGTGATGGATGGAGACGTTCTCCTGGAGGAAGACAGTGAACGAATCGGAAGCACGCGCGCAGATCGTGATGCTGGCGCAGGCGGCGGTCTACCCGACCCTGTCTACGCAGCAGGTGGACTATCTGGTGCGGAAAGCCAGGATCGTGGATGCGAACGGGCGCCCTCCGGACCCGTATCGGGGGTGGCAGGCGTCCGCGGGCTACTCGGAAGGGGAGACAGTGGTTCCGGACCCGCGCAACGGGCATTGCTACGTGGCGGAAAGCGCGGGGACTACCGGCTCCGGGATTCCGGCGTGGCCGACAGGGAGCGGACAGACCGTCTCGGATGGCGGGGTGACGTGGCGGGAGTCCGGCCCGGCGCCGTGGGAGGGCTCCTGGAACATCGCCTACGCGGTGGCGCTCGGGTGGGAGCTGAAGGCCGGAGAGGCGGCGGCGGAATATGACTTTGGGAGCGCCGGTCAGCAGTTCAACCGGTCCCAGGTCCGGGAGATGTGCCTGGAGCAGGCGAAGGCGTGGCGGCGGAAGGCGGGGATCGTGACGGTGGAAACGCCGGCCCGTACGGGCTCGGACCTTCAGATCATGGAGACCCTTGTCTAATGTTGTCCACGGCGCAACTCCTCTCGCTGCGGGGGACGATGGAAGGGAGCTTTCCCTCTACGGCGCAGGTGCAGCGGTACACGCCCGCGTCGGATGGGGCGGGCGGAGAGACGGACACGCCGGGCGTGATGGGAAGCTACGCCTGCCGGGTAGTGGGAGCGACGGCGCAGGACCGGCAGGAGGGTGGGCGGCCTGTCTCCGTGACGGTCTGGCAGATCCTCCTGCCTTACACTGCCGACGTGGGGCCGAAAGATCAGCTCCTCGTTGACGGCGCGACTTATGAGGTGGTGGATACGGACGCGGGAGAGAGCGAGCCGGTGTGTCTGCGGGTGAACGCGCTGAAGGTTCTTTAGGGGTGTTGGGTGTTGGCGGTGTGGAGGGACCGGCGATGGTCGGGGGGTTTTTGGTGACGGTGAGCTCCGATTTCGGGCGGGTGGCGGAGGAGACGAGGCGGCGGCTGGGGGAGGTGGTGCGCGAGGCCGCAGCCGGCATTGAGGCGCAGGCGAAGGCGAGCGCGCCGGTGGACACGGGCGCGCTCCGGAACTCGATCCAGGCCTCGGAGACGGGAGAGCTTTCGGCGGAGGTGGCGGTGGCGGCGGACTATGGCCTGGCGGTGGAGTTGGGAACGGCGCGGGCCGCTCCGCGGCCGTACCTGGGCCCGGGGTTGGAGGCGGCGCGACCTGAGTTGGAAGCGGCAGTGGCGGCAGCGGTGCGGGAGGCACTGGGGTAGCCTGACCGGGGGACCGAGGACGGGAGACGGAGGACGGGTTGGGCCGGGCCTCCGTCTCCCGGCGGAGCAAAGTGACCATGAACGAGTTGCAGGCGGCGGAGAACCGTCTTTACGCGCGACTTTCGGGGGATGCGGCGGTGGCGGGGCTGGTGGGGGCGCGGATCTACGCTTCCCTGGCGTCCCAAGGGGCGAGCTTCCCCCTGGTCCTTTTCAACTACCAGGGGGGCCAGGACCTGCACGCCGTGGGGAGCGGAGGCCGGATCTGGACCCGGTCCCTCTACCTGGTGAAAGCCGTCTGCGAGGGCGGGAGCTACGGTCCGGCGGCGGCCATAGCGGGGGCGCTGGATGCGGCCCTGGAGGGCTATGAAGACACGGTGACCCTCTCCGGCGTGGCTTACCACGTTTCGGTGGCGGGGCGGGAGACGCCGGTCCGCTATACGGAGGGGAGCGAGGGGAAGATCTATCGCCACAGCGGCGGGATTTACCGCCTGCTGGTTTGGGCTTAGGGCTGGGCGCTTAGGGCTGGGCGCATGGCGTGGGAGACTCCGGTCTCCGGCGGCATGCGCTCAGCCCTTTGCCCTCAGCGCGACGGGAGGGAGCATCAAGATGGCGGAGAGAGCGTCGGTGTTTGAGAGGACGCAGGTGGGGGTGGAGGCCACTTCCGGAACGGGAGCAGCGGCAGGGAAGCGGCTTCTGTCTACCTCGATTATGCCCCGGGCGATGGCGCCGGTGAAGCCTTACCGTCCGGCGGGGGACAAGTTCACCACGCAGGTGCTGGTGGGGAAGGAGCATACGCACGCGAAGATCGAGGGGGCGCTGTCTTACACGGAGCTGACCTACCTCCTGGCTTCCTTGATCGGCGGGACGAGTGTCACGACGTTTAAGCCGGACCCGTTTGAGCCGGACACGCCGAAGACCTTCACGGTGGAAGTGGGCTCAAGCGCCGGGGCCAACAAGTTCGTCTACGGGCTGGTGACGGACCTGAACCTGCGCTTCACGCGGGAGGAGGCGAGCTGCAGCGGGGCGATGATCGGACAGGCGCTGCAGGAGGGGATCACCATGACGGCGTCTCCGGTGAACCTGGCGAAGGCGCCGGTGAACCCTAAGGACGTGGACGTGTACGTGGGAGACGCGGTGGGCAGCCTCACGAAGCTGGCGCGCTGCCTGGAGGCGGAGGTGGGGATCAAGAGCCGGTGGAGTCCGGGCTTCTTCTTTGACAGCACGGCCCCCAGCTTTTCTACCCACGTGGAGAAAGCGCCTGAGGTCTCCACCCAGGTCGTGGTGGAGCATGACAGCGTGGCCGCGGGGCTGATGAGCGACCTGCGGAGCGCGAAGCAGAAATTCCTGCGGATCAAGGCCAATGGCCCGGAATACAGCACCGGCAACCCGTATACGCTCCAGATCACGATGCCGGTGTTCATCCTGGAGAATGACCGCGGCGACCACGACAGCTTGCTGGGGAGCACGTTCAACATGGTCCCGGACTATGAGTCCGGGTTCGGGAGCGCCATCGAGGTGATCCTGGCGCACGGGCTGAGCGGGCTATAAGGGGTGCGGCCAACCATGCAACTGGCGACTATCCGGAAGAGGCGGATCGAGGTGAGCGTTCCGTTTGGAGAAGAGGTCCTCACCGTGGGAGTCAATCCGGGTCTCTACAACGACGAGTTCGTCCAATCCCTGGGAGAGATCACCACGTCGGAGGCGCTGTCCCGCCTGATCACGGACTGGGACCTGGCGGATGGGGAGGAGGCCGTGCCCCATGACGGAGTGACCCTGGCCGCCCTGCCGCTGGACTTCAAGACGGAGGTGCTGCGGGCAATTGGCGAGGCGCTCCTCCCAAACCGGAAGACTGCCGAGCCCTCCGGCAGTTTCTGGTAAGTGGAGGGCGGCGTGGCCGGTGTCCGTCGTGGTACCGGCTGATCCGCGCGGGGCGCTACCTGGGAGTGGCGCCGTGGACGCTGGGGACGGAACCGGCCTTCTGGGTGGAGGCGGCTCTGGCCGCCGAGGGCGCGGAAAAGTGGGCCGAAGCGGAGCTGATGAAACGCTCCTGAGTGCGGAATGCGGAATGCGGAGTGGGGAAGTGGGAGGGCGGAGGGGGTTGGCGCGGCCTCGGAGCGGTGCTCTGTTCTGAACATAGGTTCGTACTCGGATCAACCGGGGCGCGCACGCTTCCTCAACGTCCCCAAGGGGGCTACTGTGAAAATGCGCGTCGTGCTCGGTTCAACGGGAGGCGTATGCTTCCTCAACGCCCACGAGGGGCTATGCTACAGTGATACACCTTGCATTTTAATGCTCGGTGGTGCCCCATCGGGGCCTGGTCACGGTAGAGGGATAAGGAGTGAGGATGAGCGTTACTGTTGCCAGCCTGCGCGTCAGCCTGGGGGTGGACGACAGCGGCTATCAAGCGGGACTGAAGCGTGCGGAGGAGGTGCTGGAGGAGTTCGCCGCACGGGCAAGGCGCGCGGGGGAGAGTGCCGCCCGGGGGCTGCTGGACGGGTTCAGGAACCTGAACGGGGACGCGCTGAAGACGGCGGGGGCGACCGGGGCGGACGAGAGCGCCGCCCAGCTCCGGGCAGCAGCGTTCCAGCAGTGGGAGACGCAAGTCCAGCAGGCGCAGGCGGCGAGCGCCGGGGAGGGGACGTGGCGCGGGCCGGAAGCCATTTCGGCCTTCCGGCAGGAAGCGCGGAACGTCCCTGCTGCTCGTTCTCCTCAGGCGGGAGCGGACGGAGGGGAGGCGGCTTCTCCCCTCCGGAGCCGGCAGCAGGGTCCGCTTGCCCCGTCGCTCCAGCCCTTGCCCCAACTCCGCGAGGCAGCGGAAGCGCCGGCAGAGCCGGGAAGGCTGGGCCTGGCGGCGCTAAACCTCCAGGTGAAAAGCGAAGCAATGAAGCGCCGGGCGGTCCGGGAAGAGGCGCAGGCGTGGAGGAGTGCCGAGGCGGAGCGGACCAGAATCCGGGAAGAGCAGACGCGCCTGATGCTGGAGCAGGCGGAGGCGCAGATTGCCGGGGCGGAGGCGGGCCGGCGGGCCGAGGCAGCGCTGCAGAACCTGGCGCCGGTGCTCCGGCGAGAGCAGGAGGCGCTGCTGCAGGATCTCCGGCAGCAGGAGCCCAGCACGGTGCGATACTGGAGCACCGTGCGGGAATACTGGCGCGCCGAGTACCGCATCCAGGGACTGAACCGGGCGGCCCAGGAAGAGGCGGGGGATAACCAGCAGCGGGCGCTGGAGACGGTGAAGCGCGCCCAGGAGCAGCGGGCCAGGGAGACGCTGGAAAGGGTGGGCGCGGAGGCGGCCCTGGTGAAAGCGCAACTCAAGAACAACCCGTTCCTGAACGCGACGCAGCGCGCGGACCGGCTGATCCCGTTCTTGCTGGAACAGTTCAAGACTCTGCAGAGTGTGAGGGTGGACGGCGAGAGTGAGACGGACCGGTTCCGGCGCCTGACGGGGGCGGAAGAGGTAAGGGGGCAGATCTACGACGCGTTGGGCGCGTCCGGGAAGGGGGCTTTTGCCCGCTCCCTGGGGGGCGGCCTCATCCCGATGTTTGACGTGCGGAAGGTCCGCTGGGTGGAGGGGATGCTGGACCGGATCACCCGGAGCAGCGCCGCGGCGGCGCCTCTCCGCGACTCGCAAAGAGACTTCTTCCAGGCGTCTCGGTCTGATGGGCTCTCTCCCCAGGGAGCTGACTCCAGGGAGCCTTCCTTCGGACGGACGCCCGACGCGCGGCTCAGGGGAGGGAGGTCGGAAGGGCCTCTCCGCCCGGCGCCGCTTTCCCCGGCGGCCACGAACGTAACCGTGACCGTGCAGGCGCCGCCGCTGGGAGTGACGGAGTATGCCCGGGTGTTCCGGGACCCGGAGTTCCAGCGGTTCTTGCAGGGGGCGATCTACCAGTGGATGAACCGGCGGAGCCAGGCGTACTAAGGACGGGAGACGGGAGACGAGAGACGGGAGACGGGGCGGGGACGGGGACGGGAGACCGTTTGCCGCAGCCCGCCAGGGGCTGGAAGCCCGCCGGCTACGGCCACCCAAAGACGTAACTCCCGCAGGGGCGAAAGCGAGCGAGCCCTCCGGGCTGCGGTAATCGCTCTTCCCGCTCGGTGGAATAGGAAGCATCCTTATCGCCGCTCTGGGCTCTTGACGTCCCGATGGAGTGGCTGGAACGCCTGCCGGTCTTCGGTCTGCCCGTCGCGACTCAAAGGAGGAACGATGCCCACCGGAATTCCCTTGCCTTCATGTCCGCACGTGGCGCCGGGCCCGCTGCTGACGGGAGGATTCGGGTGACCGCCGGGATACGACGGAATCGGTGATTCCGCGCCCGGCCAGCCAAGCGTCCCGCCTACGGACTGTTACCCGGCGCCGATGTGGTATGACATGGACTTCGCATACGATCCGGCGGGCAAGCCCCTGGTGGCGTGCGTCCCCAACGCGACGAATGGAAATTTCGGGCAACTCCAGGTGTGGTGGTTTGACGACGCCTACCCGGCGAACGCCCTCGATCATGCCGTGGTGGAGAGCGAGGGGATCTACAACGCCTCGCTGCTGCTCCGGAAGAACGGGATTGCGGACCTGTTTTACCTGAAGGTCGATTCTCTCCACCTGATCCGACACCGGCGAAGCCGAGACGGAGGGCGGACGTGGGAGGGGATGGCGATCCTGGACGTGGGTCTGAATGCGGCGTCGGTAGCGGCGCAAGCCGGAAGCCTGATCGGGTGGGCCCACGGACACAATCACCTCCCCGTCTGCTACCAGGAGGAAAGCGGGCAACTGCTGATGCTCCTGAGCGGATACCGCACGAAGGCGCCGCCGGCGGCGCCGAACCTCTACGCGGTCTTGCTGCTGGTGGTGCTGCGAGAGAAGGACGACGAGAGCGGCTGGGAGATCACCGGCAACCGGGAGGCCTGGAACACCCGCGAAGAACCCGCCTTCGCGGAGAGAGAACTGGACGACGAGGGGGTGAACTACCGGGGCGCGAGCGGCAGCCCGGCATCGCCCCTGGGCCTTCAGCCGCTCCGGCACGGGCGGGTGCTGATCAGTCCCACGCAGCGGACCTTGCAGAACGTCACGGCGGCGGGAGGCTTCCAGGTGTTGGAGACGCAGGCGACGGACACGGCCGGGGAGCCGCAGGGCGTCCTCTACGCGCGGCGCTGCTGGATTGACGAGCGGGTAGGGATGGCGGTGGCGGTGTCCGGGTGGAGCTTTGAAGGCGTCCCGCCCGGCATAGGTTTCGCCAACGTCTGGGACGTCAGCATCTGGAACGGCAGCCGGTGGTCGGTGACCGGCGCGTACCCCCGTACCTACGCCTATCACCTGGAAGACTACCAGAAGACGGTAAGGGGCTGGTACTACAACTACGTCACCAACACCTATGAGCCGGAACCGCCATCCACGCCGCCAACCGGGGGCGGCTGGGTCTACAGCAGCCTCGCCCACTGCCTGAAGGTGCGGCAGGACGGGATCTGGGAGATGCTGCGGCCGTCGCTGGACGGGAGCCTCCAGTTTGCCCGCTGCCGGGTGATGCCCGGAAACGCGGTGACGACCTGGGAAAACCGATGACCACTCGGCAGGCGGCACTCGGCAGGCGGCAGGGAAGGGGTTCCTGCTGCCGAGTGCCATCTGTTGACTGCCGCCTGGAGGGAGCAGGAAATGCCGGTGACGCGCGTGAGGCCGATTGCGTCCGTATGCCTCTTCAATGAGGACGCGGGCGATCCGAAGATCAGCGACCACGGGTTCGTGTGGTGGGACTCGCCGGCGCAGGGCTTCGCGTCCGGGACGTGCAGCGTGGATGGGAGCGGGCGGACCCACCTGGAATACCTGGAGGGGATCAAGGGCCTCACCTGCCGGCCGTTCCTGGCGCTTCAGAATACGCGCGTGGCGGACTGGACGGACCGGAGCAGCGGGACGAGTGGAGGCGGCTGGCAGGAGGTGACGCCGGCGACGGGCTGCCCCCGGGTCTCTCGCCTTCAGCAGTATGACACCAGCCCCTCGGTGCAGTATTACGCGCGGAGCAACCGGGTCCACCCCCGGGATCCGCAGCTCGCCTTCTCCCTGATCTTGCCCGACTCGCCGCCGGACTGGGACGCGACGGCGCTCCCTCCCTACGTGCGGGTGGAATGGGGGATGCAGGGGTCCGGAGCGCGCCGGACGGGCTGGGCGGCGCAGTTTGACAAGAGCGGCGGCTACCTGCTCCGGATGGCGGCGGGGACGTGGGGGGTGGCGATGGAGCTGCCGTCGCCCGCGCGCGGGGCGGGGTACGCGGACCTGGACGAGATGGTGGTCTACGTCCGCACCCTCCGGGGGCGGATCGGCATCAGCCTGGACTACGGCCGCTCCTACAGGTGGTATGGGGAGAATGACGGCGACCCGATCCGGGTGCCCGCTTCGGAGATCACGGTGCGCGGGCAGGGGGGGATGATCATCTTTGGCCTCCACCAGCTCCAGTTCTTCACGGGCACGTATGAGGCGCAGCCCCGCAACACCTTCACCAGACGGCTGGCGCCTGTCCCGGTCATCACCGGTCGGTATGACGCGCCGGGGGCGGCCACCGTGCTTTTCACGGACACCTCGCCGGCGGGGACCACGCTTGCCGGCTACCGGGCCGCCCTCACTCCCAACGACATCCCGGGGTTTCCGTTCCACTGGTACCAGCCGCCCGTCCTCTACTCCACCACCTTCCGGTATCCGGTGCAGGCGTCTCTGCTTTCCGTCCTCTCGACGACCCCCTGGGACAACCGCCTGCTCTCCGTGGCGGTGGACAAGCCGATCGAGCTGGAGGGCGGCGCGTGCGAGATCATCCTGAAGCGCGATCCCGGGAGCGCGTGGAGCGGGAGTTACCGGGACCGGAAGATCCAGGTGCGCCTCGGCTGGAGGATGAGCGACGCGTCGGACCAGTGGACAACCGTGTTCACGGGCTACATCCGCGAGGTGAACCCCGCCTGGCCGGCCTTTGGAGAGACCACGGTGCGGATCCTGGCGGAAAACGCGCTCTCGGTTTTTGATGGAGAGTGGACGCCGTTTGACGCGCGGGCTCTCTGCGAGGTGAATGGCGCCGGGACGACCACCCTGAACCAGGCGGCGGACTATCTCCTCTCTACCGAGGGACTGGACGCGAGCTACCGCGCCTGGGACGGGCTGGGAGACCGCTGGATGGTGGACGCCGGGCGGGCGGAGGAGCCGTTCGAGCTGCTGCGTCCCGGCGAGCGGAAGCGGGAGACCCTGAGGCGACTGTTCGGGTATGCGGGGCTGGAGCTCGCGGCGACGGACGGGGGCGGCTTTACCAGCGTCCCCCACTACGCGGTTTCCTCGACCGTCCATCCGTACCGGTTCAAGGCGGGCGGAACGCCGGAGCGGCTCCCGCTGGGAGTGACCGACCCGGTGGACTACCGGCAGAGCGCCACGGCGGCCATCGTCACCGGCAGGGACTGGCGGACGGGCCAGGGGATGGTGGCCTGGGCCGTGGATGCGGCGGCGGAAGCGCTGCCCTCTTCGGGCCGGTTCACCTTGCGGCGGCGGGTATTCCAGGAGGAGATCCCGGACCCGACGATCCCCGGCATCCTCCTTTCCCGGTGCCAGGACCTGGCGCGGGAAGGGTTCCTGGTGAAGCACGAGCCCGAGCTGCGGGCGCTGGTGAACCTGGACGTGCTGCGGCGGGACCAGGTGCAGGTCTACGGGGCGGCGGAAGCCGGAATCCCCGAGGGCACGCTGCACGTGGTCCTCACCTTGAACCACCGCTACCGGGTTGATGAGGGATCAGGGGAGTTTACCCTGGAGACGGCGGCCGGACTGCGGCGGCTCTAGCCGCGACGGGAGACAGAAGACGGAGGACGGAGGACCGATCCTCGGTCTCTTGTCCTCCGTCGCTCCGAAGGAGCGGGACATGGAGCGCAATCCTCTGGCGCGGGTGGAGAATGGGGCGGTGCGGCGGGCGCGGGTCCGGGGGGCATCCGGACCGGAGCTTTCGCCGGGGCAGGCGGAAGCGGGCCGGAGCCGGCAGGCGGGCAGCAACGACTCCGTCAGCGGGGCGTGGCGGGGCTATGGCCTGGTGGGCCGGACCTTGCTGGGAGACCCGTTTCTGGTGAGTGGCGAGTAGGGGAGTGGACGCAGGGAGTGCGGATTTCGGAGGGCGGAATGGGAGAAGGAGTCCCTCTTCCGGAAGCCGCATTCCCAATTCCGCACTGAGGAGCGAAGCGACCGATGTCAACGGCGGTTCTGGGGCTGAAAAATGATTATGGAGATCTTGACACTCTTCCCAAGGAGTGGCTCAACGGGGTTGCGGACGATGTTGAATCCGCGATGGTGGACCTGTCTGAAGTGCTGGGCATCGGGTGCTTCAAGCCGGGGGACTTCACCGTCACCCTGATCCCCGGCTCGCTGGCGCTCCAGGTGAGCGCGGGGAAGGCGGTGGTGGGCGACGCGGGCGCGCGACGGCTGGTGCGGATCACCAGCCCGGTCACGGTTACGGCGGGGACGAGCGGCCTCACCGCTTCCGCCACGAACTACCTTTACCTGAAGAAGAATCCCACCAGCAGCACGGACCCGGCGACCTCTTTCACCAGCAACACGACGGGAGCGGCCCCGGCGGACTCGATCCTGGTGGCGACGGCCGTAGCGGGGGCCACGGATTTCACCTCCGCAAACAGCAGCCCCGCGGGCCGGATCAACCTCCAGAACCCCATCGTCCTTTCCGGTCCGGCGGCGAACCGGCCCCCGGCGGGAACGGCGGGGCGGCTCTACTTCAGCACGGATAGCCGGGCGCTGGAGTATGACACGGGGGCGGCCTGGCAGGGGATCGGCTATCTCCCGGCGGGCGGGGGAACCCTGAGCGGGAACCTCACGGTTTCCGGGGCGCTCACCCTCGGCGCGCTGGCCGGAGTGCTGAAGGCGGCGGCAGGCGCGGTGAGCGGGGGCGCGACCACGACGGACCTCCCGGAGGGCTCCAACCCGTACTTCACGAACGCGCGGGCGCGCGGGGCGGTCTCGGCGGCGGCGCCCCTGGTCTACGACTCCAGCACCGGGCAGTTCTCCCTCCCCGGCGCTTCGGGCTCCCAGAACGGCTATCTCTCTTCGGCGGACTGGACCACGTTCAACAACAAGGTCGCGAAGGCGGGGGATACGATGAGCGGTCTCCTGACGATCACCGTGAGCGGGTCGTCTTCCGGCCTCATCGTCAACAACTCCTTCAACAACGGGTACGCGGCGCAGTTGAACCAGACCCACGCAACCGCCTCCAACGGCCTCAAGATCCAGGTGCAGACCGTCAATGCGGGAGACGCGGCGCTCCAGGTCTTTTCGGACAACGGCAACCGGGTCATTTTCTCGATGCGGAACAACGGGCTGACGGCGCTGGGCGCTTCCTTCACGCCCACGGTGGCATGGCACCAGTTGGGAGGGCAGATGCGGCTCCAGTCGCTCGCGACGCCGGGAGCGCCGACGGTGACGCCGCAGGGGACCGGGGGAAGCAGCGCCGCTACCTACTACGTGGTGGCGGTGGACCGGGCGGGAAAGCGGACGATGGTTTCCGCGGCGGGGACGACCGCGACGGGGAATGCCACGCTGGACGCCACGAACTTTAACCGGATCACCTGGGCGGCGGTAGCGGGCGCGGTCTCCTATGACATCCTGAAAGGCGCCACGAACGCGAAGCTCGGCGCCGCGAGCGCTCCGACGACCACTTTTGACGATACCGGCGGCGCCACTTCCGCCTACACCGCCCCCACCCGCAACGATACGGCCGACGTAGTGGTGGATGGACAGGTGACGACGGGGAGTCTCTCCCTCTCGGATGGCGGAAACGTGACGCTGGGAACGGGCACGGGAACGCAGATTGGGACCGCGACCACCCAGAAGCTGGGGTTCTATGGCGCGGCGCCGATTGTCCGCCCGGCCGGGGGCGCGGCGACGGCGAGCGCGACGTATGGGAGCAACGAGCAGGGGATGGTTCAGCGGGTCTATGACGCGGTGAGGAACCTGGGGCTGATGGCGTAGGCGGCTGGGTGTTGGGTGTTAGGCGTTCAGGCGTTCAGGCGTTCAGGAAGCGTCTACCACTGCCGAGTGCCGAGTGCCGAGTGCCGACTGGAGGTAAGGGTGAGCGACGAGCGGGAGGGGTTGGAAACGTGGAGGGCGCGCGGGCGGGTGGTCCACGTGGGGACGCTGGTCCAGTGCGTGTTCGGGACGGTGGATGAGGAGGGAAACCTGCGGCAGCTCGCGCCGCTTGAGCTGCAAGTCACCTCTCTGCAGCCGGAGCAGTTCCAGGCAGTGCTGGAACACCTGCTGGGGCAGCGAGAGGCGCTGGAGCAGCAAAGAGCAGAGAGCGAGGGGCAACGAGCAGGGGAGCGGAACCCCTCACGCTTTGCGCTTGAGCCGGAGGCGGGCGCTTTGCCGCCCGACGGGCATCCGGCGCGACCGAAGGGAGCATGA